GGTTAAAAAATACTGTAACTTTCTAGTCAACTAGGTATCTCCTAAGTAATGCAATATCTTTGCTTACTTAGTTAATTATAGCAGAATGTTAGCTTAAACTACTTAGGATTGTCTGTTTTATAAAAACCAGAACCGTTAAACTTAATTCCAAATGATCCATAGTGTCTTTGCAATCTTCTGCCACATTCGTTACATAAATAATTAGGCTCTATAGAATTTATTGATCTTTCTTTTGGAACAATACTGTCTGGTGAACACTCACACCTGTATTCATATATAGGCATTACTTACCGCTCTTTTTTCTCTTTTCGGCTAAGGCAACAAAATCTTTGACCTTAGTCTCTCCCATGTATCCCCACGCATAACCGTCTTCAATCATTTGTTCATTAACAGACTTAGTGTTTCCATCAAGGAAAACCCAGCCTAGAATACGACCATACTTCTCAGAGCTGTCTGGCTTTTCTGTTTTTACAACAATGTCTTTAGCATCTTTGAACTTAGACTTAAGATACTCTTTTGACTCTAAGCCTAATGTTTTTTCAAGTTTGTCTGTTGTTCTAGACTCTGGTGTGTCAATGCCTGCTAGTCTAAGCCTTTGAGAATATGAAATGCTGAATCCAAGATCAATGTCAACATCAATAGTATCTCCGTCCACTATCTTTGTTACCTGCTTAACTCTGTATTCAAACATAATTCTCCTTAAATTTTAATGAGCAGTTTCGGGACGTGCTCAGGTCCATCCTTCGGGTAGCGACCCGAATAGTCTGCGACTCCCCAGTGACGGGGTGCAGATCTCTATTATACTATTTATTTGATCTTGATAGTCTTTGGCTTCTTGTCTTCAGGAACCAGCCTAATAATATTAATATTAAGCATTCCGTCCTTAAGAGATGCACTGGATACTTCCATGTACTCTCCTAGAGCAAAAGACCTTGTGAATTTACGTGCAGCGATTCCTTTATGCAAAACTTCTGCGTCGGTGATCTCGGTAATTTCTCCAGAAATAACTAATGTTCCGTTATCTACAGATAGATTAATGTCTTCTTTTGTGAATCCTGCAACCGCAAGAGATACCTGATATGTATCTTCGTCTAGCTTTAATACGTCATATGGGGGATACGATTGGCGTGATGCAGCATTATGCACGTTAGCCATTCTTTCAATTTCACGATTAAAGCCAATAAAAAATGGGTCCTTAAAAAGGTCCCATGTATATGTTGTTACCATTTTATTCCTCCTTCAAGCGAATAAGTTAATGTACGGGCCTCTTATTAGACGACCCGTACACTATTATATCAAATATTTTATTTATTCGCCAGAAGAAACTTCCGCTATTTTAGACTTGGCAATAGCAAGGACTGGCCCCACTAAAGGAGAGTATCCAGTAGCCACAGCCTCTTTATTACACTTGGTTACAGCAAAGGATAGGAACTCTTTTACTGCATCGTTTTTTAATGTATTTTCCTTAAATGCAACGATATAGCTGAATGCTGATACGTTATACGATAAAGGGTTTTTATTGTTATAGTTTGCCTTTATAAGTCCGTTAGCCAATGGCTCAAAATCACTAAGGAATTGAGATGCTGCTTTTGAAGTAGGGGAAGTAAATTTACCAGCACCATTTTCAATTAAGGCAAGTTTTAATCCGCCAGCAAAAGAAGACTCTGCGTATGTTATTACGCCATTCATCTGACGGGCTATCATTACGACTCCGTGAGATCCTGATCCTGCCTGAGAGCTAAAAGATAGTGTTCCAGGATAAGCACTCTTAAAGTCTTTGTTGCCTGACTTAGTCCAAATTGTTGGAGCTACAGCATTTAAATACTCTGTGAATATCTGGCTTGTTCCAGATCCGTCTGCACGATAAGCAATTCTAATGTTTGTCGCTGGAATCTTTGGCTTAACCCCCTTAATTGTATTGTCTGCAACAATTGATTTATGATTCCACTTTGTGATCTTTCCTGCAAAAATATTTGCCAGTGTTTCTTTTTTAAGCTGTATAGGCTTTGAATATCCATCAAGTCTATAAATAACTCCAATAGGTCCAGCAATAAAAGGAACATAGACTATCCCTGATGGTTTTGCCTCTCCTGGGTTATATGGAGTGTCTGTTCCAGCAAAGTCGATGATCTTATTATTTAATTGTGATCTACCAGCACCAGATCCTAATGAAGAATAGGTGATAGTGTTTCCAGTTTCCTTGGCATAGCTGATTCTGCATGCGTCCAGGTAATTTGATATAAAAGATGATCCCGATCCAACTACATCTTCTGATGCGGTGGCGGGATGTGAAGTAAAGATACTAGCAACCAATGCTAGCGTTATGACTATAGATTTATTTCTCATAGTACTAATAGTATATCTTTTAAAAATACATAAGTCTACGTATTAAAGGAAACTTCGGGTTAAATGTAAGATAACATTAAAAGATGATGGGAGATTAATCGTTTGGAATATCCCTAAATGTAGTAGGGTCTATTTCTATCATTCCCATTTCTTTAGCTAACTTTTGTCCCTCTGGACTCAAATGTATTGTTGCCTGCAAATCTTCATCATACTCAATTTGTGCAAACCCAGCTTCGTATAAATTTATTAAAGACTTATCAACATACTCCATGTGGGACTGCCATAGTTCGGGTGCGTATTCTTTAGCCATTTCTTGATCTATAGAATAAATAAGTTCGCCATTTTCATCCATACCCTCTAGATTAACAACTCCTATTTCTAAATAGTAAGCAAGAACCTCGTCGCCATCTTTATCTTCAAGACTCATTTATGGTTCCGTCCTCATTCTTATCTATAGTTGTTTCCACTATTTGCTGAACGTATTCAGAAAAATGCTTTCTAATGCTTCCCATTGGTCTGGAGCCAGAAGACTTCCATATTCTTTTATATTCTATAACATTAGAAAATGTTGTAGGACATAGCAGGGTGCCATTGTATTCTTTTAAAACTGTAGGAAGAGGCACATGCTTGCCACAACACTTACATTCTTTTGCTCTTTCTTGATATATACTCATACTATTTCCATTCCGTCTAATACATCTGATAAGTTTTTGGGCATCCTAGGTGGCCTTATCATGTTCATTACTATTTCGTCTTCTTCTTTTTCTCTATCCCACTTCAAAGAGCTGTAGGTATGTATGTCTATCTCTTCATTGTTCTGTGGCCTGCTTCTACTAATTGCGTTATATACAGAACCGCAAACAGCATCAGCCAAGTCTTTTGATCCTTTTCGTGGGTGATCGACCCTATCTCTCATAATTTTTAATTGCAGTAATTCATCTATAAGTAATTTAATTGCAGGTCCGCTCAATCTATCTTCTGCAACAACCATAGCCATATCGTCGTAATGTTTCTTTGCAACCGACAGTGTCTCTGTATTAATTCCGTATTGTTTTAGCTGCTGCATCATATCGTGAGAGTTCCAACGGTCAAATGTGCAGACACGAATTTTAAAACCCTTTGTTCTAAGAGACAAAATATAGTCTTTAACTTCTGTAAAGTCTACAGACTTATCTGGAGTAGGTGTCCAATATCTAACTGCATCAACTTCTACGATAGGTGCTGGCTGAGAATATGTATCAGTTACCTTTACGTTTACCCATTTTTGTACGTGTGCCATTGCAACCGCACAATGGTCATGCTTCTGCGCCAAGTCTACGTGAAGGAAGTATTCCTTATCTGGATCTGGGGCAAACCAGTTTTCAAATCTTCCAAAATCATCTACGGCTAACGACATATTGCTAAATGCTTTTTCAATTTTTTCACGAGACTTAAAGAATGCATCAATTGCTTCTGATGGCATGCAGGCAAATCTTCCTAGTGCGTCTGGAGCATTTTTATAGAACGCAACTTTAAAATCATCGATACTTCTTGTTGGATTAATTTCCCATGTTGGTCTTCTAAGAGCATACATTCTAGGATACTTATAGGACAGAATATGATCTTCTTCCCACTCAATATCAAACTCGTTACCCTCTGTTCCGTCTGGAAGATTATCGTCTAGCTTAAAATGATGTGTTCTAGTAATAACTTCTTTTTCTGCAACTACGTCGTCGTAGCGTTGCTGAATATAATCATTCTTATATCTAGGAAAAGAAAGCAGGATTACCTTGCCATAGTCTGGAAAACGTGAATCTACTGATGCACGGTACATCTCATAGATAAGACTTCCAGTCTTTGCCTGCTCATGACCAGTTGTATTTTCTACACTGAAGCCAGAAATTTCGTCAAGGATAACTACAATTACGTTATATCCTTCCCATGCCTCACGCTCTGAGTGACCTGAGTGTACTGTAATGTTTTTATTAAATTTAATTTCAGAAGCTTTTTCTGTGTACTTTCCAACGAACCACGGCGACTTATCTATGCGTGTTCTAAACCCTTTGAAGAATACGTTGTTTGCTTGCTGTGCGTTAATAGCAATATTAATAATATCAATTGAGTCTCCAGGAGGCTTTCCATAATAAGATGCTGGATCTTTAAGGCACAATAGTAAATATACTATATAGGCAACTGATATGGTTGAG